GGTAAACGTCACCAAGCAAATTGGTGAGTTCTTCGACGGGGTGGATGATTTACGCGCTGCCCATGAGAAAAAGAAAAACAGTTTATTCTCTGGGTCAGATGAAAACGCGATGGAGACGTTTGTGAATTTACAAAGGGCCAAAGATGCGGAGGAGGAGCTTCGTCAGATCGTAATTGCAACCAGAGGTTTTAGCGCATGGGGTGAATTGCAGGCCATACGGGTACAGGCGCGAAAAGATCGCAAAGCAAAGGTTGAAGCTGAGAGAAAGCGCAAGGCAAAGCGGATTGAACGTATTATAGTTTACGGTGGCTCCACAATTATTGTTTCAATAATGATTGGCATAACGGTTGTAATAATCTTGGCAAAGCAGGGAAGACTGTAATGGCTGACGGGTTAAGCGGAATAGGCAACGCACCGTTTAATGTAGGATCTGATATCCACCAGCAAACTCAAAGTCGTGAGCGAATAGAAGCTCACCTTGCTGAGCAGAGGGTGGAGAAAGAACATAGGGCCAACCACACGCATCTGGAGGCGCTCAGAGAGCAGAGATTAGATCTTGGCAAGGCTTATGATAGGTTTGGAGCAAAAACTACAGCGGATAGGCCGCAGGGAACTAAGTTAAACATAGAAGTTTAGTAATATTCCACAGGTCTACGGTATGTAGGCTCATCATCCCACTCATCTGTGGGTAATCTGATGAACCCACCCTGCCTAAACCGCAATAACGCCATAACCGTAGAGTCAACGAGGTCATCGTTAGACATAAACGGGAACCCTGCCACCTCTTCTATGACCTCCTCGGCCCAACGCTTAGCTGGTGCCCACACAAACCCGCTGGCGATGATGTCTGATACACTATTAAGGCGAGCCATCTTGTCTCCAGTACCCCTATGAGGTGTATACTCCTGTACTGGGAGGCCCATACGGCGTAATTCTTGGTACAAAGCCACGCCAGAGGACTTTTTTTCCACAATAAATGAGTCTGGCTCCCAACCTTTGTACTCTTCAAGCGCCAGACCCTTCAATTCTGGAAATTCTAGGCGTTCTTTGATACTATTTAGCAAAATTATGTGGTGCGCGTTCTCTTCTTCGTTAAAAAACACGCCCCAAGTCGTCAATGCGGTATAATCGGCGCGATTATTCTTCTCTGCGGCAGCATCAAGCGACATAATTATGTATTCACAGTGGGGTGGGTCGTCTTTTGTCCATATTTGCCACCATTCCCGCTTAACAATCGACGCTTCTTCGGCTGTCGGCTGCTGCTGATACTGCGAGTTCCATTGGAATGTAGGCATCGACGCCTTTGTGCGCAGCAATGCGGTCAAATCAAAGAACTCAGGCCATAACGGCTTCTGTATCGGCTTACCGTCAGAGTCCTCGCTGTCTAAAATAGCGGGAAACTCCACGATCTCGTACTGATCTGACTCTGGATTCTTGACCATATCGGTCGTCACACGCCCCGTGAGGTCGTCCATGTGCCAACGAGTTTGAATTATTGCAACCCTACCGCCCGGCATAAGGCGAGTACGGGCACCGAAGGTGAACCACTCGTATGCTTTTTCAAACACAGAGAAGTTTCCGTTAATAACATCCTGCTCAGAATGAGGATCATCAACAAGCAGAAGATCAGCACCACGTCCCGCAAGTGCAGACCCAATACCACACGCATAATATTCTCCTCCAAAGTTAGTATTCCAACGTCCCGCAGACTTACTGTCCACCGCCAACGACACCTGCGGAAATATTTCTTTGTAGTCGTCTACCGATATTAAGTTTCTAACCTTACGTCCAAAGTCCACAGCAAGATCGGTAGTGTGGGACACCATCATAACCTTCTTGCCGGGGTTACGCCCCAAGAACCACGCAGGGAAAAAGATACTCACAAGCTGCGATTTACCGTGTCGGGGTGGGATATTGACACATATACGGTCTTTATCACCCTGCTCAATGTCCATCAGCATATCTGCAAGGATGCGGTGGTGCTTGCCAACCTTATAATCTGGCTGCATCCGTTTACAAAACTCTATGAGGTCATCTTTGGCATTGTCGTTACGCTGCCTGTTCGCCAGCTCATCGACCATCTTATCAATCTCTGCGACCTCTTCGGGACTAAACTGGTCAAGGTTGTCCAACATAGTCTGTATATCTTCTGGAGAGAAATCTAAGTCTTTCGCAACAGTGGTAAGATCTTTAGGCATCGGGAGGCCCCAGTGTATCATCCAACGATATGACCGGGGCCTCCACGACTACTGCGTCCTCTACATCAGAATCGGCTGGGTCTATAAGTTTAGCCAGTTTCCCACGTAGTTTCTCTTTAATGTCGTCTGTAGTTTGATGCGTTATTGTAACTTCAGACTTCTCCGCAAACAACCCCACATCGCTGATCTTACCCAACAGCTCCAAGGCACGTATCCGTACCCGTGGGTCGGGGTTCTCTGTCTCCTCAATCAGTTTGTTTGTGACGAGGTGCCTCACCTGCGTAGCACTCTGCACAACAGAATGCCCAAAATCTTTTAGGATCTTGTCTGTTAGTAGGAGGGTAGCGGGTGGGGTGCGTGATATATTTTTAAGCGTAGCCTTCTTTGAAGTACGCACAGGATCGGCAGCATATGCCATACTGATCTCCGAAGCGTTATCCCTGTCCTCTGCGGTTATGTCTATCTCTAACCCGTGGGCATGTAGATGTTTAGCGGTCTCGGCAGCAGCTTCAGCTTTGCCTGTGAGGTCTTTTGGCGGGGGCACGTCTTTGATTGGCACACCCCGTTCTGGTGTTATTTGTAATGCCATACTTGGTATTTAGACGAATTTTATAATTATTTCAATCTCCCCGCGCCGAATGTGGTTACTGGGTATAACGGTAGGGTGGGGGTAGGGTTTAGCCGATTTCGTTGAAACTCAAAATATTTGTGCAAATTAGTATGTATAAGTAGATATGCGTGACGCGCTGTAGAGGGGGGTCGGGGGTAGGTGGGGGTTAGCGAGGCGACTAACTGCTGCCATTTGCTGCCATTTGCTTGCGTTTGCCGGTGTTTTCCGTATAATGGTTAGCAGAGAAAGGGGTTGGCCCTGTCTCGCAACAGTTAGCCAAGCGGCTAACACATTCCTTGAAAGGGAAATACTATGACAAATCTATCTGTAAACAAAAAAGCAATTGACGCGGTTTCAGCGGTTGATGCGGCGCAAGTAAATACACTCGCGGCGCAGGCCTCACGGGCTGAAGCCTCGGCGCTGTTCTTTGCGCCTGCCGTTAAACTCGGCGCAGATTATACAATGCTCGCCGCGCCAACAGGTGATGATCGCAAAAGTAATCTTTGGGTCGCTACTCGCGATTGGGCCTATGATGTATGCGCAACAGTGCTGGCCGGTGAAGCCGGTCTAGCGTTCTTAAAGGACGGCACTACGACTGGTAAGGCTGAGATGGCGATCACGCAAGGTAAGATGAAAGGCCAAACGCGGGATAAAAAGTACATCCAGCAACAGGTCGGCAAGCTTATCGGTTTGATTAAGAGTGATCTCAAAAAGGCTGCGGACAAGCCAAGCGATGGCGCTAGCGATGCAGTTGAGCGTACCGACTGCGACAGGTTCCTTGAAGCGCTTACCAAGGCTGCAAAGCAGTGCAATAAGGCAAAGCCTGACAATTCGATACCGGCTGAATATGCTGCCGCGTTTGAAGAGATGATGGCAAAACTCAAGTAACCATCAACGGGGTTAGCTAACCGGCTAACCCCACTAACCCTAACATGAAAGAAAATGATATGAATTATAAGAATGAATCACTTGCCGATATGTTGTTGGATGTCGAGGCTGCTGCTTCCACAATACACCATCAAATGAAAAATATCTTGTTGATAGAACATGAGCTGCGCAAGGCATGGGCTGCTGTTCAAAATGCCAAGCGCATAGATATGGAAAGCATTAGTGCTGAATATTCCCTATCGCATCATGCTACTCTGCACGATGTTGTGGATACGCTCGATATGTAATCCCACGCCTCGACCGGAAACGGTCGGGGCTTTTTTTGTGCCCCGCGACACC